CCTCACCAGACGCTGCGGACAGCTTCTCCCCACGGCCAACTGACAGCGACACAGACTTTTTCTTGTCCGCCATGCTTACGAACCCATCCAGCTTGTAGAAATTCCTTGTGGAGAATAACTGCTCATGCGCCTCTTGTCAACGCGTGCTTCGCGGTGTGCAATAGGAAATGCAAACGTCACTGCGATGGCGTCCGCAGCGTCTGGTGAGGCCAGCCCGCGCGACTTCATGTCCTTCTTGCTTTCGAGGAAGATTGTCCCCTTGCTGTCAGGCTTTATCTTCGGGCTTATCAGGTCCGTTTTCAGGAACCGATCTGCTGGTATATGCGCCGTTTTTAGCCAATCCCGCATGGCACCCCACATCTCAGCGCGTTTGTTGCCGTACATCATTTGCTTCATGGCTTTATTGCCGAAGTTCACGCCGCGTATCTTGTACCTTTGCTCTTTCAGCCGGTCTACAATGCCTGCACCTAGCCCGCCTTCGTCGATGACGACCAGCGCAGGCTTATATTCTTCTATCGCTTCGATGACGTGCCCTACCACTTCCATAGTGTCAGCGCCCTTTAGCCGCTTGATGGCGATGATGTCACGGCCCTGCCGCACAGCGATGACGGTAGCGTCAGCTCCGAAGCGCGCAGGGTCTACACCGATAGCGATGGGCGCCGTTTCATCCTTGTGCTTGGGCCGTGCCATCGCGTCGTCCACCAGATTGACGCCGATAAACTGATCGTCACCTTCAGACGGGAACTTACCGAAGACTTCGACGTGCGCTTGGTAGCTGTCAGGCCCATATTCGTCGATGATGCGCTGGTACAGGTTCTTGTCTGTACCCTCGACTTCTCGCGCGTCGATGTTGCGCGTCTGCCAGAACGCCCGCTTGCTGTGGAATGTTTCGTAGAAATAGCCCGTGTTCCGCCGCGGGTTGGAAAAGGCGACGTGAAAACGGTGCGGCGTGTTTTCTGTGAAGAAACCATCGCTGACCGACCATATGCTATCTGGAATACCGCTGGCTTCGTCGAAGATCAGCAGCACACCGTCTTCGTTGTGCAAACCTGCGTATGCGTCAGGGTTTTCTTCCGACCATAAACGCCCTTCGACCGACCAATACCGCGTACCTTTTTTGAGTTCACGTTCTACAATCTCAGTTAACCATTTGGCGGGCATAATACGGGTAGCCGCAATCTCATACCAATGGCTGTTAATAGCCATTGCCAACCACTTAGTGATTTCCGCCCATGTAACTGAACGTAACTGCGCTTCGGAGTTGGCCGAAACAATCACAGACCCACCTATGCGTGTGGACATCATCCAGATAACTAACCAACTGACCAGCGCCGACTTGCCGATACCGCGTCCGGATGCGACGGCAAGACGAAACGTATCGTAATCTATCTTGCCGTTGTTCTGCTTAATATGGTCACGTATGGAACCCAGCACTTCACGCTGCCATCGGCGGGGGCCGGCGTGTTTTTCTAGCGGCGTGCCGGGTTCGCCCCACGGAAACGCAAGAAGCACAAACGCCAGCGGATCGTCTTTAATCGCCGGCGTCCACAAACGAGCCATAAGTTCAACTTCGTCGCCTGCGCTGTATCTAGGTGCTTGCATATAGCTGTCTCTCTATATTTTTACGCGCTTCAAGCGCCTGCGTTTCGGTGTCAAAAACGCCTAGCGCGCGGCGCTTGCCGTTAAAATCTATATACGCCCGCCAGCGTTTGCCGTTAAAGCTGCGGCTAACGCCGATATGCTTTGAATAGGCAGTTTCAGACTTTACTCTGTTTTGGCAGTTTGAAAAGCGTGTTGCTAACCTAAGATTGGATATGCGGTTATCGCCGCGCACGCGGTTTATATGATCTAATTCAGACGCAGGCCAATCGCCAGTTTCGTAAAGCCATGCCAACCTATGTGCTTTGTACGATACACCGTTTAGTTTTATGACGGTGTAGCCGTGATACGATGGCGTTCCGGCTATACTCCCCGGCGTGCAGCGCGGGCGTTTTAAGCGCCAGCGAAATTCGCCGGTGTCGCGGTCATACGTCAGTAGACTTTTCAGGTGTTCTTGCGTTATTGAGTTCGTAGCCATTAACAATTTCCGTTTGTTGATCGGTCAGGAGTGTGGGGGGCGTTGGCGCGCTCTCCACTTCCGTATACAAGCCTTCTATAACACGCGACTGCGCTTTCTCCAAGGCAGCAATTACGCTGATTTGGCCATCCACATTTACATCAATTTGTTGTTTGCTCACCCAGCCGTGCTGATGCTTGAGTATTTCCAGCGCAGCCTTGCTGTCGCCATCGCGCGCCGCTTCGTACATAGTCTTAGCCGCGGTGTACTCGCCGTCGCTGCGACCTTTGATTTCAGCCATCTCCACCAGCGGGTCTGCGTCGGCCAGCACGCGGAACTGCCGCGGGGTCAATCCAGCGGCCATAGCCAGACTGTCACCCTTGAGGCCGTAGCGGGCAGCTTCATAGATTGCCTCTAGCCGCGCTTCTGTGGCTTGCGTCCGTTCGGGTGTGAAGGGCAGTGAGTAGAAAGTCATTGGGCGTACTATAGTGTGTTGCAAACCAGATTGCAAAAAATAAAAAATTGTTTGCGGACGGTGCCCGTGACAGTCACGCGGCCCAAGGCCCCACCCCTCCCCCTCCAGCCAGACGCAAAAAGCGTTCCAAACTAGCTCGCAGATTTTCGGTTGGCCTTTCTGCTTTACGTTAACGTCAACGTAAAGAAAAACACATCGGCTGGCTATGCTGCACTGCAACATAAACGCATGGCCGGTTGTCAAGTTGTCACCAAGTTGCAAGTCCACGACGAGTTGAGTTGACGTTTGCGTAAAGCGTGGCCAATTGGGGAAGTGTGACATTTTTGCATCACGTCAAGTTGTCAAGTTGTCATCGGTTTTGAAGTCGCCACGATATTTTACACGGGTATTATAATACCTCTATTTTTTATTCATAAACAAATTCCATATTGATAACAACTTGACGTTCCATCCCCTTCAATCCCGCTGGCTTCTGCCGTTTTTCCGGTTGTCATTTGTCCACGCAAAACAACGCCACATATGGCAACTTTCCACGCATCTCACCCTAATAAGTTATCCACAGATTTATTTACGCCAAGACAACTATTTTTAATGCAACACATTTTAGTGCTTGACGCTATAGTTTGAGGGTAATATAAGAGGGTATCAACAACGCAATGGAGTGAGAAACATGGCACGTAAATTTAATCCTTATCCCGTTACCAATTACGGCAAGCGCGATGAACGCTATCAGATTAGTCTAGAATATTGCGGCTATGAATATCCTATGTTCACCGCTCGTTTCTGTGATGATGAGCTAATCGGTCGCAGTCGCTTTTATGCAAGCGCCGTGATGTTGGCATCGGGACACAACGCAAAGCGCAACGGCGCGATGATTATAGAAGCTAAGGCAGCATAACATGAAAAACTATTTTGACACCCTTAACGACGCGCTGGACAGCGAGGGCTTGATCGACCGTTGGCCGATAACGGCAAGCGTTCCCTACGGCGCTACGGTCGCGCTTGTGATCGCGGGCAAGTGGATATCCATTTACCGCGATGGCGTCACCGGCTTGTATGAACGCCCTATCCACTATTCGACGCGCATGGCCGACACCGGCATCATCCACCTTTAACAATAGGAGTATATTAAAATGGACACCGACACCTTCAACAAATGGTCGCAATTTTACGCTGACAAGTTCGAGCGGATCTCTAACGACGCGCTTAAGGGCTACTGGTATTTATACGGTCGCGACAGTGAAGCCGACGCTTCACCCCGTGACTTAGCCGCGTGGGCACAAGTCAACGCTGCGATGCAAGCGCGCAAGCTCTAATCAATCCGCCGGGTGGCAATCCCGTCACCCGGTGACAATCACAGTAAAGTAAAGGACAATTCACTATGACACTTCCAACTATCTCAATCTCAATTAACGCCGGTTTTGTTGACGCTGCGATGCAGTGCGTATCCAAAGAAGAGACGCGTCACTACCTTAAGGGCGTTTTTCTGGACGCTCGCGGGTTCGTCGTGGCAACCAACGGTCACATGGCATTCGCTGGACGTTGTAACGACGCGTTCAAGCTGCAGGACGTTCGGCCAGCTTATGACACTCACGCAATTAACCTCGCCGGTGTTATCGTGCCGTCTGAGGCCGTCGCGCAAGCTGGCAAGGCCGCTGGACGGTCGAAAGGCCTTCACTATACGGTCGAACGTGACGCGCAAGGTTTGTGGTGGGTCCTATACGGCAACGCTCGCGTCCACTTCGCGCCGGTTGACGGTGCTTTCCCCGAATGGACGCGTATCGTGCCGAACGCGCCTGAAACGCTTGTGGCTGGACACTATCAACCCCAATATATCGCGGCCCTAGGTAAAATGGCACAAGCGCTGCGCGACGGTAAGAAGGATGGCGCTACTCAATTCCGCTTGCACCAGAACGGGGACAACCCTGCGCTTGTGACGTTCCCGCGCCCTATGCAGAACCGAAACGACGAACGCGGCCCGCGTAGTGATTGCCTAGCCGTCCTAATGCCTATGCGGACATACCCCGAAGAATATGCCGCTGCGACGCTTACCGAAACGTTCATCAAAAACTAACACCACCGGACGGCGGAGCAATCCGCCGCGAGGCTGGCGCTAGTGCCAACAACAGGAGTGAGTGAAATGGAAATTCAAGAAAACCTCTGTGCGAACGCAACCCGCAAGATCGCGCTTTTAATCACTAAGGCCAGCGACCTTGGTATGGACATCTCAGGCTATGGCCAAGCTGGTGAAAATGGCACCAGCGGCAACGTCTATCTGTGGCTGGAAGATTACGCCTTTACGCTTTTCATCGACCTAAGCGGCGACGATGAAATCCAAGCGATATGGACAAATAGCTATAACGGCGACGAAGAGACGCGAAGCGCCAACAAAACAACGCTGCGCGAATTAGAGGCATGGGCTGGCTATATGGACGTCAAAGCCGAAGCAATGGAAGAGGCCGCAGCATGATAGCCCACATCGCGGCCCTAACCTTATTCGCTGGCGCTGGCGCGCTGGCGATATGGTCAATCATTCACACATTGAAAGGAAACTAAACCAATGGCACAAGATCGCACATACTTTCGGATGCTATCCGATACCGCGCTGGCTGAGGCTGCGCGCTATTGCGACAACGATCTGGCCCTAGTGCTAGGAGAGCGCCTTAGCGCGCTCACAGACGCACAAGAAGAGCTAGAAGCGTTACAGATACTATATGACCGCCTAGTGGCCGAGAATAACGCCCTGCGGGACGATATGGCCGAAATGGATTACCTGATTGACGCGGTGGAAGGCACAATCCTTGTATGACAGCCCTACTGGCTGGAGCCGCGCTATTCCTACTCACCCTAATGTTAGAGGATTAAAATGACACAATATCAAATCGCAATCGCGGCGCTGTTAGCCGCGCAAGCCTTTACGCTCGCCCTGCTATGGCTCACAAAAGAGGACGCCGACCAATGGCGCAAGACATGGCTGCGCGACGCTACCGAACTGCTTTACTGGAAACGGCACGGCCTGATGCGCGATCCCAAGACAGGCCGCTACGTCAAGAAAGACAAGCGCAATGGATAGGAACCTACGCGCCAAGATACGGCAACTGTCTAGCTATATCACCGACAAGTCGGCGGTTATGCAATACATCAACAGGGAACGTAACCTGAACCTGACGCTGCGCGACATAGAAACCGCCTGCATAGGGCAGCGCGACTACCGGCCCAACCTCAAGCCTATGGCCCCGTCGCCGCTAATCGTGACGCACAAGCAACAGGGATATGACGACCTAGCTAGGGCGTTGTTCAAATATCACGCCAAGCGCACACACGGCCCCGACCAAGCCTATTGGCTGGCACGGCTAAACGACAGGCGACCCAAGCCCACCACAACAATAGAATTATAAAGGAAACTGAACCATGAGCGTCCATTTCTCAAGCGCGACTGACTTGTGGGCAACGCCGCAGGACTTCTTCGACAAGCAGAATGCAATCTATGGCTTTACGCTGGACGTTTGTGCGACCGCAGACAACGCCAAATGCGCCCGCTACTTCACCGAAGCAGACGACGGGCTGGCGCAACCTTGGCAGGGCGTCTGCTGGATGAACCCGCCATATGGTCGCACGATAGGCCACTGGATGCGTAAAGCATACGAAAGCAGCCTGACAGGCGCGACCGTTGTCTGCCTTGTCCCGTCACGCACTGACACCCGTTGGTGGCATGACTACGCCATGAAAGGCCAGATTGAATTTATCCGTGGCCGGCTCAAGTTTGGCAACGCCAAGAACAGCGCACCATTCCCGTCCGCATTAGTTGTATTTAACAAAGGAAACCTAAACCATGTTTGAGATGAAAGTTATCGACCCAACCGAAAACGACGACGAAAAAGGCATTGACGC